TAATGTTTAATCAGTTTATCTATCGTAATATCTGCCATTTCAAAATGAATTTAAAAACAAAAAGGAGTGAAGCCACCGACCTCACTCCCTTTCTCAATTAACTAACCTAAACTTCTTAAACCACTACTGAACTATCAGTATTTGACTTATAAAGTCTGTTACCTTTTTTGATAATGCCAGTCGTAAATGCTGATGCGTTTAATCTTAAAGTTACAACGTCATCTGCGGCTAATGCTCCAGAGAAAGTTCCTGTATAAACTTTAGTTGTTGTGTTTTGACTTGGTGCGCCTGTAAATGCTGTGACAGTTCCATTTACTGTAAATTCTAAATCAGTTGCAGCTAATGTTCCAAAATCAATCGGTTTTCTATCCGCATTTGTTTTTACTGTAAATGTTACTGTTGTTGCTCCATCGGCTGGAACTGCATTAAATTTAACTAATGCATCGTTAACTCCATCTAATGAAGCCAATCTAACATCGTGTTGAGCTTGAACTGTCCAACTTCCATCCTGGTCTCTTTCACTTCTGTAAAGCTCTTGAAGTTTTAATTTTGACATTGAAGTATCCGCTCCGTTTCCGTCTTTAATTGGATCAACTGCAATCATACCAACTGTAAATCCTTTTACATAAGTTTCGGTTGATGTGTATAAAAATGATAACGCAGTATCTAAATAAATAACATCATAGTTTCCAAAACTTTCTAAAGTTCTAATTGCCTGGTCAAAATAGTTACCGTTTTTAAATGTAAAAGCTCTTGTATATGGACTTTTTCCAGCTGTTGTAATAATGTTAGATCCAGTATCTGTTACTTCATTATCGGCAGCTGTTAAATCTTCAACTGCTGTTATTCCTGCTAAAACAATTGCTTTTCCTTCTTGTTGAAGTTGTTGCAAATAAGCAATTGAAAATGCTTCTTCATATTCAAATCCTTGCGGAGTGAAAATCAAAACTGATGTTCTTTGAAAATTAAATTTACAGTTATAAGTTCCAGTTCCTTTAACTCCTGCTGCATCGCAATTAAGTCTATTAATTTGCGCTTGTAATTCTGCTGATATTGCCATTTTTTTTAAATTTTAAATGTAATTTTTTGATTGTAAAAATTTAATCCCTTTTTCAGAACTAACTTCAATCGTATCTCCTTTTTGGTACTCTTTCTCTCCATGTGTAAAAGTGTTCTTTACTGGGAAAGATTGTTTTTTACGTGCTATTTCTTTTTGCACTTTAACTTCTTTTGGTTCTTTTTTAATTGAATCCATTATATCGGTTTTAATTGGTTAAACTTAACAACAACAAGTATCATTCATTTGGTATTCAACTTCTAAATTAAATTTAAATACGTGATAAGGTTGCATATCATTTTCTTGGTTGTAACTAATTCCTTGCAATGCTTTATCATATCCAAATTCTAAAGTTTTTAACCAAACATTCTCAAATTGATTTAAAATTAATTCTACATCGTTTTGAACTTCTGAATCTGCTCTATGAGTTACTTGTGGTTTTACTTTTGATAAATCAACAATAAAAATCAATTCTAAATCCGTTTTCCAATTCAACATATCTTCTTTTGTTGCTTTTGCTCTTTGTAAAAAGAAAAATTTACTTTTTTCTGCAACTGATATTAATTGGTATTCTTTTTTACTTACAAATCGATTAATTGTTTTTTTACCTTCATTTTCTAAAATGTAACATCTTTCATATGCTTCTAAATCAACACTCCAAGTTACATTTAATTGATCATACAATTCTTTTTGAATCTTTGCTACTGTAGCATCTAATCCTATTGGATTTGTTTTAGCGTAAATCATAATGAACTCATTTCTATTTCAAAATCGGAATCATCGCTTTCTAAAAGTTGAGTGTCAAATGTTCTACTCATAACCCTCAATGCTTTTCTCTTTTCATCTTGAAATCTTTTAGCCGCCGTATTCATATCTAATGATTTTGTTTCGGCAATTAACATATCCTTGTCTAATTGGATTGTTTGACTTCTATTTGAGCGATTGTTTGAATTGTGAAGAAACATTTTTAAGGTTTCTAATTCAAAAGTGGCTCTTACAAAATTTGCTAATTCATTAAGATTATTTTCGATGTAAATTGAACTGTCAAGGAAAACTGAAATATTAAAACCGATTCCATTATTTGAATTTCCATAACTATAAACTGCTGTTTCTGGTTCGCTGCCAATTCCAACTGCTGTATAACATAAAAATCCATTAAACTTTAACGGATCAACATAACTTGAACTTCCAATAACTTCTGTTGAATCAATTGCAAAAATCCATTTTCCTTTACCAGTAAACGTGTAATTCAAATCTTTAAAATCTACTATTCCGTTACTCGGTGTTATTTGCAAAGTATCTACTAAAACTCCTTGATTTACAACGTACAAATTAACTGGTGTAGTTCCTAATTTTTGAAATGATATTTGATTTATTCTAAATGTTACATAATCGCTTCCTTTAGGCTCAAAAATCCACGCTGAATAATCATTTGGTAATTGGAATGATTGACTTGGACCAGCATTGTAAATGTATTGATTATTGATTAGTCTTTTAGTCAAATTCAATTCGCTGTAAACTTTATCTTTTACTTTGTCAATATGGTTTTTAATTTTAAGACTTTCAATATTAGTTTCTAACCAATAAATTGAATTTTCTTCTGTTGGTAAATTCCCAACGTTTGCATTTGATAAAGATTGATAAATTTTACTTTCGTATTTTACAATGTCAGTTCTTTTTTTTGTTAAAGAATAATTTGTATAAGTTGTTTCATCATTATAATCTGAAAAAACAAAATCATAAAATGATAGGAATTCCAAAAGGTTTTCAACTGTTATGCTTGGATGAGTTCCGCTATTTAAATACAATCCGCTTTGTGGTATTGCAGTAATTTGCGAATCCAATTGTACATCACTTGAAAAATCTTCTGAAATTCCTAATATCATTTTTTCTATTCTTTAATTGTTATGATTCACTTGCCCAAATTCCAACTCCACCAGTTACGCACCATTTTGTAAGTGCTACGGCTTCTAGTTCAAGCCAGTCTCCGTAATTGGCAGTTGCTTTTGTGTTAACAAAGTTTTTATTAACTACTCCACTCGCTACTGAATCGGCTGCTGCATTTGGTACTGTTCCATTAATTCCGTCTGCTGATGCTGGACTAATTGTCAATGCAACTGCTCCATCTGCTCCAACATTACGAAATCTGTATTTTATACCTAAATTACCTGCATCAATTAATGGAAGTTCAATTATTTTTGCATCTGTACCAACATTAATTGTTTTACCTGCATCTGCAATTGTCAAGGTAGTATTGTCAGTTACTATTCCATTTGGATTTAAATTTCTAAGTCCATTTTGAACTTCTCCTGTTACCGTTGCTTTTTTATAATCGGTCATTTTTTCTAATTATTAAATATTAAACAATTAAGTAGTTGTACCTACAATTTTAACGATGTCGTTTGCTCTTGTAGAAATATCGCTATTATATCGATATACAACGTAGAATCTTGCCCAAAAAGCAATCTCTTCAAAGTGCGACATAATCGCATTAGAATCAGTACCAGAAGTAATTAAAGCCGTTGCATCAACTGCCTCTTTATTCGTGTAAACGTTGACTCTCATTCTTGTAAATGGCATTTCAACATCAGAAATACTCCATTTTTTACCAGCAATTTCCGTTCCGTTTGCAAAATCATAAGGAAAGTTCTCAACTAAACCAATACCACCATCACGGACTAAAAAACCTGTAAATACTTCTCCTGCTCCTGCTGCAATGTTTTCTGATTCATACATATGATCTAATGGGAACATTCCTAAAGCCGCTAAGTTTTTATCATTGCTCATTGCGTATTTTAATTGTTCCGCTTTTTGAACTGCTAAACCAGCTCTATTGGTAACAATTCTATAATCTCCTGGCAATTCATTTGCAGACATCAAATAACCTAAGTTGAAAAACATTGTTTCTTTTTGAGCCGCTTTAGTTACTGTTAAAGTATCGGTTACAGTTGAAAAAGTAAATGTTCCGTCTCCTTGAGAAACTTGAACCGTACCCAATGGTAAAACTTGAGATTTTCTTGATTCCATAACTGTTGATAAAATCGTCTCAATGCTTTTACCCATTGCGTAACATACGTTTTTAGTTTTTATCATTACAGCTTCTTTCTCGTCAATCATGTTATTAGCATAAGTTGAAGGATAGTGTCTAAATCCAGAAAAAACATCGTAAGCTACAAAACTGTATTGATCACTTTCTTCTAAATTTGTTGGTATATAATTAAATCCAGGCGTTGTATTTACAACAACGGTTTGATCTTTAATTACTGGAATTTTCTGATTTCGCAAAGAACTCATTGTGTTCATTGCTTGAATTTGACTTGGTAGAATATAATCTACTGCTGGAGTTGAATCCGCTACTAAATCAACATAACCAAGTTGAGAAAATCTCTTATCATTAGTTACATTCATTCCTTGTAAGTCATTCAATAAAGTTGCATTAATGAAACTCATCTTTTAATTTTTTTTGTGTTAATACTTTTTTAAATTCTTTGCGGTCTTTCGCTATTTTTTCAATTCCTCAAGGATTTTAGTTTGTAATTCCATAAACTTTTTAGGTCTTTCTTTACTCATTTTTGGAATTCCATCTTTATCTAATTTCTCATTGATTGCTTTTGAAATATCTTCTGTTGTTGGTTTTTCTGGTAATTCAATTCCTAAATCTCCAACTTTATGCCCCGTTTTCCCTCCTAGTCCTTCTTGTTTTCTACCTTCTAAAAGTCCTTTGATATTTTCATCACTTTGTATTAATTCAGAAAGTTTTTTAACAATATGTTTATTTTCTTTCGATGTTAAAATACTAACTCCATTTTCATCAAATGATTTTTCATATTTTTCATTGATATTTTTTACAAATTCATTCCATTTTGCTTCGGCTTCATATTTATTAACCGTTTCTGGAAAATTTGGTTTTTCATTTTGAAAGAAAACTTTGTCCTTTAATGATTTGTATTCTGTTTCTAACGGTTCGTATTTATCGGCTTTTTCCTTTAATGAATCATAATCTGCAAGTTTAACCAATGCTTTATCTAATTCATCTTGCGCTTTTTGTAGTTCTGCTTTTGTTGCATCCCCACCATTGAACTCTTTTAATTTTAATGCGTAATCTGCTTTTAATGTTTCAACTTCTGTTTTTTGAGCTGTTAAAAATTCATTTCCAGCTCTTACATAATAATCGGCTAATTTCTCGCCTTGATTCCTTTTAATTGAAGTTACTTCTTCAAGTTTATTTGCTGCACCCGATAAAATTCCTTCTGCATCGGTGTTTGCCTTTGTATCCCACTTTGCTTTTTCTGTTGCTATGTAGTTTTCATAAGGTGTTTTAATTCCTGCTACTTGCTCTGGTGTAAGGTTTAATTCTTTTGTAATCTCGTCTGTTAGGAAGTCCATAATTCAGTCTTTTAAATTAATTATTTAGTTAATTGATTAAAACAAAAAAAGACCTCATTTCGACTAAACGAAATAAAGGTCTTTCTTTATTTTGGTGTTTACGTTTTCATTTTTAGGTCAATGCATCTTCACATTGATTTGACAAATGTAATTATTTTTTTTTATAATTACGCTCTTTTGCATAAAATTGGTTTTTCACGCTCTTTTAAGCATTCTACAACCTTATTCCAAACTTGAACATCTTCAACTATTTGAAACCCTTTTCCGAAGTACATAAGCTCATATGTTTCGTCTATTGCAGATTCTGTTATCATATCAACTTTTGAAGCATCAATAGCCATATTTTTCAATACTATTATTTTTTCTGGTACTTCTAAATCTGGAAGTACTTCTACCCTATCCCTTTTAGTCTTTTGGTTTTCATGTACTCTTTGATTAGCTTTTTTTGCATTCTCTTGCAATACTTCGTTAATTTCTTTCTCGTTTTTTAAAATTCTTACTTGTACTATCATAATCTTTTATGAATTTATTTAAGGTTAATTACTATGATTCCAATTGTGTTTTAATCCAAGCAACATTGTTTTTAAATGGTTTTGGAAGTTCTTTTTCAAACTTTTCAACATAACGTGCTTGAAGTTGTTCTAATGTTTCTCCTTCTTCTAATCCTGTAATTACTTTTGCTCCTTTCACTTCTAAATCTGAACCATCATTTTTACCTTCTAATTTTTCTAATCTTTCAGTAAGCATTTTAATTGTTTTTTGCTCTGGAGTTAATTCTACTTGTTCGGTTTTTAGTAATGAATCAATTTCTTTCTGTAATTCTTCTGGAATTTTTTCTTCTTTTTCTCCAACAAAATAACCTTCAATTTTAATTTTACAAATGCCTGTTTTTTTTAGATTGTTTAGATGATTTTTCCATTGTGTATCATCATAAGTTAAAGTTAACTTTTGATTTTCATTCGCTGGACTGCCATCTTGTTTTAAAAGAACCTCTTTACCTTTGTAGATTCTTAATTGGACTGTTTTTCTTGCCATTTTATTAATTGTTTAATTGTTTTGGTACTATTACCATTTCATCTATTAAATCTATCAATAGATTGTTTATCATTATTATTTTTTCGCTGTTTGATGCTTTTAAATTATTGTAAAAAACTGATATATCCCCAAATCTAGCCTCAAACAAAGATATCCAATAATTGAATCTCAATTGTAGTTGTTTTGTTGTATTATCAACTAAATTTTGAGATAATGCTTTATCGAAATCTGTATCACTTGCGTAAGGCAATAAAGTATATAAAATTGTTTCTCTTTCGGCACGTCCTTTGTTAAATCTGTATTTTGTTTTTCCAATTCTTAAAAGTAAATTTCTTCTTTCAATTGGATTTGGTGCTTTCTGAAATAAATTAAATAATTCTGTTTCATTATCTAAGAAGAAATCCGAACCATAAAATAAACTTACTCCAACATTTTCAATTCCATACTGCAATCCCAACAACATTAAATCCGATTGATTACGTACCCAAGATAAATTCATTGAAATTGCTCTTAATTTATCCTGTTTGTTGTGAGTACTCGAGTTAATTTGAGTTTCATTCTTTGCTGCATCATTATTTTGTTGGTAATCTCCTAAAACATTTGCAATAATTGAACGTTCTATCTCTTGAATACGTTTGTTTAAATAATCTAAACATTCAACTGGAATATAAAAGAATTTAGCAAAATTTTGTATTAGATCAGTATCGATGCTTTGATCGGCTTTTTTAATTTGTGGAATTTCAATAACTGAACCTGCTTGCATTATTGATCCGTTACTTGAATTGGTGTCTTTTCCGTATTCGGCTTTCTGACTTCCTAATTCATTTGAACTCATTGGCTCTTGTGAATTAATTCCTTTAAAATCTGAACCTTCTAATGAATTTGTTTTTGTTTTTAATTTAACAGTTATTGGAATCGCTCCATTTGGTTCGGTCATTTTTAGAAGTGTTTTTAAAAAAACATATTCCTCAAGTTCTTCTCTTACATATGAAAATATTGATTTTCTAACAATATCATTTTCGGTGCTAAATGCTTCATTTGAAATCCAACAAGCCGGACATCTTTTTAAGTCGTGAGAAATATTTGAAAGCTCATTATAATTTTTATCATAAAAAATAAAAACTGAATCATCCATATATAAATATCCTTCAACTTCTATTCCGTTAATTTTAACCTCTGCTTTATAAGCTATCTTTTCAATTATTGAATCATCGCTGTCAATTGCAACTACATCATTTATGCAAAGTAATTCTCTATATGCTGAATTAATATCGTTTAAATCATGAACTAAAATATCGTTATGATTAAAAAGTAAAGAATTAAATAGTAAATTTTCAAACGTTTCATTTTTTAGATCATCAGGACATTCAACTTCCTTATTTCTTATTGAATATTTGAAATAACTATCGTCAGCAAAATAAACTCTTTTTAATTGTGGCTTGATTTCATCATTAATAAGTTTTGCGCTTGGTAAAGGTTTACGCATATACTTAAAGAATGATATAAAATTTTGCTGTCTAAATATTTGTTTTACCCAAGTTAAAAAATAATCAGTTCCTGCATAGTTTCTTTGAGACCATTGTCTTAAATACTCGGTTGTTACATCATGCTGAATTTCAGATTGTGTAAAATAAGATAATTGCTTTTGTTGTTTGTAGGCTTGTCTAACATACCCTATTCCTTCTTGTTCTTTTACAAATTCAACTGACATTTTGTGAGTGTTTTATGCGTAGTCTTTTACGTAATTATTTTTACAAATTTATAGTTTTTTATTTCATTATAACAAATTTATTTTTATAGCATAAAAAAACCGCTAACTAAAGCGGTTTGTTGTTATTTAATTTTCCAACCTTTAATCGAATTAAAATACTTTTTTTCTCCTTGTGGGTTTATCCATTCTCTACCCGAAATATTAATTGATACATCAATTTCTTGACCTATTTGTAAAGTATCTAATTCATTGTTACAAATTCCTTGTGCAAACTCGATTAAAACTAAAGACGGATATTGCTCGATAGTTTTAATTACTAATTCTCTTTTCGTATAAGTTGGACTAATTTGTGTTTCTTGTCCAACAAAGTGAACGTTTCCTTTTAAATTCATTTTACTACTTTTTAAGTGTTTTACATTTATTGCATTTTAAAGTTTTAATTACAATTCCAGATGCTGTTTCTGCATACTTGCAATCTGGACAATTATTTAAAACTTCTAGTTTTTCTTTTTCTTGAACCATTTTTAAAGTTTCATTATAATTTCCGTTTCCTAACGTACTTCTTGGCATTGATTTGGCTCTTCTTTTTAGTATTGCATCTAATTTTTTTTTATCAATTTGTCCGCTTTCTTCCATCCATTTTCCTTTTAACAAAGTATTTTCTTTTGGGATATCTTTTAATAAAATATTCTTTTTTATTAAATTAAAATCAAACCCCAAAGCATCTATTAATAAAAGTAAAGTTTCTGAATTTGGACTATTCAAACCTGTAAATATTTTCCATATTGTAGATTTACTTGCATTGATCATTTTTGCAACATCATCATAACTTAGCTTTTTTTCAACTCGAACTAGCTCTAATTGATTTATTGTTTCTTTTAATTTTTTCATTTTGTATGCTTTTAAATTAATCCTAATTCTTTAGCAACGCTTTCTTTTAGCGTTAGGTTGTACGGTATAAGGTTTTCTATTGTTTTTGATTCATTCCAAGAAACCAAAACATTACTATCTTTAAAAGTAACAATGTAGTAATTTGATTTTTTTGTTGCAACGCACCCATCAAATATAACTTTTGATAGTGCGTTTTTATAGTGCCAACATTTAGTAGTTGTAGAACAACAACCCTCTCTATCGTATTCTGTCAAACATTCGCAATTAGGCTCTTCCAAAACATTACCATTTTCATCAGTCGGTACAAAATCTGAAAGTTTTACTTTTTTTGAGAGGAATGTGGCGTAGTTTACAAACATATCATAACTTTCGTTTATAACTATTTGTGTTTCTTGAAAACTTAAATTGTGTCTTTCTGTTAAAGTAGATTTATGTTTTTTATTCACAAACTCCACCATTGATATTAATTTATTCATAATTATTAAATTTAGTGTTGTAGTTATTTATTCCAGATATTATCTTTTAGATATTCTAAAAAACTATCTAATCTTTTTTTGCTTACATTAAATTTTCTTTTAGTACAATCTCCTGTAAATATATCTTGCTGTTTATCTGTTAACAATATACTCAAACAATCTTGAAATTGATAAGAACTATTGCATTTTTTAGATATGTTGTCAAACTCAATGTAATATCCAACATCATCAAATAAAACTATCGTTGTCTGCATCGGTGTAGGTTCTTTACTCATATATTTTATCTTTAAAGATTTGTAATAGTTCGGTTGCTGACTTTGTTTTAAATTGATACTTTGGTAAATTTCTTAACCACTCCGCAAACTTCACAGCAAAATCATCTGTTATTTGTTCGCATGATTCTGACGCATCTTGTTCATTGTACAAATCAATATACATTCTAAACTTCTCTCTTAACTTACTCATGATTTTATTTTTTTGATTAGTTGTTTAGCTTTGTAACAAACTTGAAATTCATACTCTGTTGCGTTTTCTCTGTCAAATTCTTGAATAAGTAATTCCAACATCGCCAACATTTCCTTATTCTGTTCCAACAACTCCGATAACTCGCAATTTATTTGCTGACGAACTTTGAATGCGTCAACTATTAGATTTTGGTCTTGTTTGTTTTCTTCAAGTTCAGTTTCGTAACGTTCATCTTGATTTGGATATTTATTTGGCTTAGTCAAAACGCATATAATACCGCCTTTATTTCTTATCGCCCTTTTGTTATCAGAGGTAAAAATCGCTCTTGCTTCTCCAATACTTCCTTTAAATTCGCTCATAATTCTATTTTGTTAAAGTGTTAATGTCGATGTATAATTCTTCTGGAATGTTTACGGCAAAATGCCATTCGTAGAGTTTTTGAATTAAGTCAAAATTATTTTTAACTAAACTATCTTTCGAACCCTCAAAGTTATTGCCTTTATCAAAATAAAATATTTTAAATTCTTCATCAAATTTAAAATAATCATAAGAATCATAATCGCTTGTACCTATTCCTAAATCTATAATTTTATAATCGCTTCTTAATTCAAAATCATTAGCCATCTTAGCCAACTCCTCAATCGGCACAAATCCCAAATCTTCACGAAACTTTGTAAGGTCGGATAGTGGGTGTAAGATTGGTTTAATATTTTCCAAATTTGTCAATTCTCCCTTTTTTCTACCAAATTGGTCAATCGGATAACCCACCAAAGTTCCTTCAATATTAATAGTATGCAATTCGCAAATTTTATTTCTATCAAAACCTCTAAAGTCTTTTACAACAAGTATTCGCAACCCAGTCCCTAAATACCCTTTTAAATGTTCAATTGTTAATTTCATAATTCTATTTCTTTAAGATTATACTTCATTTTTCCAAATATTGATTTGATTTGTCTTTTGTTTTGTAGCGTGTTTTCACTTCGTAACACTACTTGATTTCTTACGATTACTAAGAGATTAAATTTTAGGTTCATAATTTTAATGTTTTAATTAATAATTTGTTTCTTAAAAGAAACAAAAGTATATAAAAATTCAATACGTTTCTTAAAAGCAACAAAAAAAGTTTCTTAAAAGAAACAAATTTATATTTTTGTTCGTTTTAAGAAACTAAAAAGCCACTCAAAAGAATGGCTAATTTTAATCATTGTACTCGGTTGCTGCTACATCTTCATCATCATCAAATAAATCAAACCACTCTCGCAAACACATCATATCCATAAAGTCTGGACTTTCATTTTGCAAAATAGCTTTCATTTGCTCTTTTGGAATGGCTCTTAATTTTTGGTCATTATCTGGTTTGGCTTTTTTAAATGCTTTTCTTTCAAATAAAGCACGCTCTTTTATAGTCATTTTACTATCAAACATTGCGTTTGCAACGGTTTCATTTACTTTGTATTCGTTGTTATTTACGGCTTTTCCACAACGGAATATTAATTGATTTTTAAGGTTAAAATAATTTTCTTTTATTGGATTTCCGCTCATTTCATCAATAACGTAAGCAACTGAACTATTTCCATTGAAAGGAATTGCACCTTCAAAAAATCCATCAACTAACTGACCTATTCCATCATTATCAAATATAAATCTATGGTTCGGAATTCGATGTTTTAAAAGCATTCTATTGATTCCGCTAATAACTTCTGGTCCATTTGATTTTTCCATAACAAGTATATCAATCAACTCTTTACCGTCAAAAACACCGACTACAAACTTGTTACTTCCTTGACCTGCAATATCTGCTGTTAAGTATTTACGCCCTGTTTTAACCTCAAATTTGTTGTTAAACATTCCGTTAAATGCCTTGAAATTAAAAATATCATTTGCTGAAAGTACGTGTTTCCAATTACCATCCATCAAACTTAATCTCGTTGCTTCATCTTGTGAAAGTAAGTTAGCCAAATACTCGGGATTTACTTTTAAAAGCTCCTTGTTATCGTAAATCGAACCCGAAATAAAAGTTAATGATTTTATAAGATTTTCAGGTTTAGTATCTGATTTTGTAACAAGTTCCTCAAGAAAAAACCAACTTTTTTCAATTACCTCTTGATAAGTAGAACCCCAAATATAACCATCTTTATACTTTATAAAATATCGAATAACTCCATCTCTTTCAGCTATTGGAAATCCTGTGTTTGAATCAATCCACCATTCAATTATTTTTGCAACCCAACTATCTGGATCAGGATTACACGTTGCTCTAACGTATGGTTTTACTCCGCAATTACTCCTGTTTCTGGATAATAAATAGAAAAACATTTTTTCCGTAAAGTGTGTTAATTCATCAAATCCTATGAAAGGAATTTGAGAACCTTGCCAATCGAAAATATTTTTTTCATATTCTAAATGCGAGAATTTTAGTTTTGAAGTTTCTTCGTTCTTTGCATTTTTAAAAGACCATTCTAATTTACTTTCTCTCGGAGAAGCTCCAATAAACGGATATATTTTCATTGAAGTATCCCATAAACCGCCCTCAAGTCTTATTTGTGGAGAAGTTCTACGGAATATTACACTACCGAAATTTGGAACGTCTTTATGTCTTAATGGTTCTAAAAGTAAAGCATAGCTCTTACCAACTCCACCTCCGCTGCCACCAATTACAATATCTGCGCTACTCGATAAAAATCTTTCTTGGAAACCTTGTTGTGGTTTTATAATACGTGTTTCCATTGTGTTCTTTTTATTGCTCCCATAGCTGTTTTTTTACTTACTCCAAAATAATCTGCGACTTTTTGATAACTAAAATCTCCTGGTATATACATTTTTCTCATTTCTAAAACTATTTCTTCTGTTATTTTAGAATTGCCTATCTGTGACCCTTTTTTTATAGTTTTATTAACAAATGTACGTCTTTCATCCTCTGTATAACTCATTTTTATTAATCCCATTTTAATCGCGTGGTTTACATTTTCCATATGTGTACACCATTCCAGATTCTCTAAATTATTGTCTGATTTAATAGCGTTTATATGATTTACAAAAGGTTTATTTTCTGGATTAGGCAAAAAAGCCTTACAAACTTCTCGATGTACTTTTAATGTAGTTAGTTTTTTGCCAATTTCTGAAACTGCAAATCTGTAATATCCTTTTGGATCTAAAGCTGGTTTTAAGTTTTTTGCTTTTCTTGTGTATTTTTTACCATCACTTTTAATTATGATTTTTTCAATACTTCTTACATTTCCTTGATTAGAAACTTCATAATCCGTTTCGTAACCTACTATTTTTTTCCATATTTCCATAAGGCAAATATAGGAATTAATGTTTTACCTACCGTTATCTGGTAACTGATAAATATTTACAACATTGTTTCCATTTACTGGAGTAATTGACTTATCTTTTTCGTAGTAACCTAATTTCTTTGCTATTCTTTCCTGTGCTGCGTTAAATCCTGCAACTCCTATAAAACTTAAAACTCTTTGAGCGACTTCAATTTGCTTCTTTGTAGACTTCATATTTCGCAAAACCGCTACGTTGCTATTGTATGTTTCAATCATATCGTAGTCTAATTTTAGACTGTCTTGAATGGTATGTACAAATACTTTTTGGCTCTTTTCTTGTAATTCCGCTATGTAAGTAGTTATTAATTCGTTTCTAAACAATTGTTGAGTTGCACCATTAATCGATGTGTTACTCATATTTATTGCATTGTAACTTTGTCTGTATGCTTCTTGCTTGTTTCCTAGCTCAATATATTTTTCGCAAAACTTTCTTTGCTTTGGCGTTAAATTAGTTCCCTTTCTCATTTTAAACCAGTCTTTTAGTTTATTAAATGTTTGTTTTCTTCAATTCACTTTTTTTAGTGATTTTGTTTTTCAAAGGTATATAATTTTTATGAATTTTAAAGCGTTGTTTCTTTTGAGAAACTTTTATTTTTAATCGTTGTTTTTAAGAAACATTATTGTTTCTTTTAGAAAACTATTTTAAATAAAAAAACCTCGAATAGAATATTAACTATTTCGAGGCTTTCAATTTTAATTATGGCTGTTGCAAATATAGAAATCTTATTGAATTAATTGCAAATTTTCAGCCATTTCTGAATCGTTCCAAAAGTGAAGGTTTGAATTTGTTGGTGCAATTCCTTCAATCATTCTGTAGGTTACACGCCTGTTTTTTCTTGCGCTTTCAATCTCAATTATAGAGTTTATACTTGGTGTTGTGTTGTCAACTTTTAATCCCTCTTTTACTTGGTAATTTTGACCTTTTTTAAATTTATTTTTCATTGTGTTTATTTATTAAATTAATCTAAAATATAATCTTCCGTGTGATAAGTCATTAGTCCTTCTACAAGTTCTACTTTGTTATTTTGAACTATGCAAGTTGTATGTGGATGATGGTTTTCTGCTAAATACTTCATTAAAGGACGAACCGCTTCTGAAAAAATTCTTTCTTCTTTTGGGTGCTTTCCAATGGAATGTAAACTTCTGTCGTAAATTGAATATAAAACATTAAATTCCTTAATAAAACCAGACCCTAATACGCAATTTGGTGCTATACCATTATTAGCCTGATATGTTTTTTCTTCTTTATAAAATCTAATAATTTTATTATCGGTTTTTACATCTACAAAATCAAATCCGTTCTCAAATCTTTTTTGTACTTCGGCAATTTTAAATAATTCTAACATAATTTTTGTTTTTTATAATTGTGTTTTTAAATTAATACTTATTTCGTATCCAATAGCCTCTGCAATCATTAAGAAAGTCAATGCGCTTGGCTCTTGTGATTTTCTGTTTATAAACCTCCAAACGTTCGGAGTTGTAATACCAGACTTTTTTGAAACTTCTACATTTGAAATTTTATTGATTTGCATATATTTTTTCATTTGTATAATCTCATAATTTAACCTTATTGAAGCTCTTTTTTTAGCATCTGAAATCATTACTTTTTACTAAAATTTTCAATGGTTTCCTTTACTTTTTTATAATCATCGATATTTTGCTTTGTAATAAAATCATTTTCTAAAATTCCTAGTGCTTTTATTAATCCGTTAACGTGAATTACGCTTAATTTAATCGCTAAACTTCTATTTATTCTTATGCTACTTAGCCAAAATAAATTAAATATTTTAGTTGCTGTTTCTTCAATATTCATAATAAACCAGATTTAAAAATAAATAAACAATGTTATTGTGACTTCTTTTCGAAACTGTTTATATTTCTTAATTTCATTCTCAGCTTGGTAAATTGAAAATTGAGAACTTACTCCAAATTTATCATCTAAAAACTTCCATTGCAATTCTAAATTTCCACCAAAAATTATTGGGTTTATTGTTACCTCACGATAGTTATCAGGCTGGTCGTAAGATGCATCAGGATGTTTTTTTCTTATTTGTCCAATCTCTAAACCACCATAAGCATAAATATTCTTTAAAATGCTCTTTTTTAAATCATATTGAACATATGTCCACTTTGTAAAATTTATTGCTTTATGGCTTTTAAATTGCGTCAAAATACGACTGTTTTCCCATTCAAACCCAAATGATAACTCGTAGTCTAAACTTGGTTTATTATTTTCTTCTTTAGGATGCGCTCCTAAAATTGCCATTTTTGGGTCGATACCTAAACTAAAAATAACCTTAAAATGTCGACTTGTTTGTTGTGCCATTGCACCGATGCTAATTAATAGCATAAATAATAATTTTTTCATTTTGTTATCTTTTTTTAAATCCGTTTCTTTTTTTCTTGAATTTCTTTGCTAAATAAACATCTTTTGAATCACGTTTATACATTGAATTTTTTCGCTTTTCAGCTACTTTTTTATTGATTGTATAAACGTGATATTGTTTACAAACTTTGCATTTGTAGTAAGATTGTGAAAGTCCTTTTTCTTGATCGAATACTTCGAACTGAGCTGCTAATAAAGTATATTTCTTCTTACTATCGCATATTTGTATGTGGTTCATTATTGCATTTTTAAAACAATTCTTTCAATATGTTGCATTTCTTCTATTAATGCAATCACTCCCAAATCGTGTAAATAGTTAAATAGTTCTTGATATCTGTCGGCATCTTGTGTACTTATTAATTTAGGCTCAAAAGAAATACTATTTTCTAAATTCTCTTTGGCTTCTTTTTCAAATTCATTATGAGTTTCATTTACTACTATCGAAATAATTTCTTGATTTTTTAATTCAATCGTTGCTGATGCATCTTTTGAATTTTCCGTACTTAAATCGACTGCAATTTCATTTACTTCAACTTCTTTTGGATTGTTCCAATCGAATATTTCAGATTTAAAATGCTCAACTTTTTTATTAAAATCTAAATCGCTTAATTCTCTAATTTCATTTAGTTTTATTTCAACTAAAATAATATCGGTATCGGTTGCATAAATCCAACTTTGTAATTTTTCATTACCTAACAATCCTATTTTGTCCTCTAAAATGTCAATTCTAAAATCAGCTCTAGCGTTAATTTTTAAAGTAGTGTATTCATCAATTGAGAGTTCGCCTAAAGGTTTTTCTCCTTTGTATTTGTACTCATAATCAAATAACTCACTCATTCGCTCATTAGTCAATTTTGCTACTTCTAAGGCTTTATTTGACTGGTCCAAATCATATTGGGTAGTCAATTGTTTAATCAATGAATCAAATTGCTCGGATTTCTCATCTACCATTGAACTATAAACCAAATCGTAATCTTCTAAATCAATTAATTTATCAACTACTTTATTATCGAAAATTGATAATATTGATCCAAATTGTTTTTCGTTTTCTTCAATTTGTGAATATTCTTTCGTTGAATCAATTATACTTTGTAAATCGGATGCAACTATATTAACTATGTTTTGAAGTTTGTTTTTACGTTCCGTTTCTTGATTCTCTTTTTCAATACGTGCATTTTCACGTCTTTTTTCTTCGTTTTCTAAACGATTTGTAATTTTAGTTTCCGTAGGCTCAACTATTAAAGTTAATTCATCTTTGACTACTTTACTGCTTTTTGATGCTTGTGCTAAAACTGAACTATTGTGTTTTGTGATTTTATCAAGCGCAATTCTCGGCTCTTTGTGGATTTTTCTTAACTCTATTAATCGATTTTCTTCTTTGGTAGTTAATTGATCCTTTGCGATTAGTTCGTCAATTTCTTTTGAATGCTTTTTGACTAATGCTGTCAAATTCTTTTTAACGTTTGCTTTTGTGAATGAAATCAAAACCCCTTCACTTTCTTTTAAAACCTCATTAATTGGTTTTTGTGATAATGCAATTTCCTTTGTTGCGAATCCGTCAATTTTTAATAATTCTGCCATAATTTCTAATTTGTTATTTGTTAATTTTTATTTTTTTGGTTGTTACAAATTCTTTTAATAATGTGTTCACTTATTTTGTCCATCAACTCAACTTTATCTGGTAAGTTTTCAATTAAAGTAATTAATTTTTCTTTTGGAGTAATATTTTCGTGCTGAGTTAATTTTCTAAATCGGTTAAAACATTCAATGTATTTTTTGTCATTTTCATACAAAATATTATGTTTGTTTATTCCGTGAATAACCGATGCGTGAGTTAAATTAAATTCATAAGCAATTGTTTTTAGCATATAACCGCTACTTCTCATTGCTACAAATACCGCAAACCTACCCCAAACATTATTCTGTTCTCTTCCTGGTTGTCTAACATCGCAGCAAAAGTTAATATTTGCTAATTGGATAAAATTTTCAATATTGCTCATTGGTTCTAATTTTTAAGCGTTTTCGTCAAAATTTTTTCTTAAAACCGTATCGACTTTATTAATCAAATCTTGGAAGTAAGTCGTTTTTTGCATCGTTGAAGTGTTTGAAATTTCATTGTTTAAAAGTTCACAAAATTTAGTAATGTTTGCGTGTAATTCTTTTATTTGTGGTTTATCCGGCTTTAATTCGTCTAAATTTTCTAGCATCAAACTTGAAAGTACTACAAGTTTATGCATTAATTGGTGTTTTCTTTTTGGGTTCATTTTGAATGATGGTTAATACAATCTTGTTTGTTTTCAAATATTAAATCTTGACCTTTCAATTTTAAGTCAATTTTAAGAACGTTTGCAATTCTCATGGCTTGACTTCTGTCTTTTTGTATTATCATAAAACCAGCGCATTGTTTTCGCTCTTTTAACTTCCCTTTCGTGGTTTTGTGGCAAACGAAACTATCTGCTTCTAAAATTTCAGTCATTCGCTCCGAACCTAACCAACCTTTTAAACTATCCTTTCTAAAAGGACAATCTTTACAAGGTGTTTGAATTATTGGAAGTTTATCCATTTTGATAAGTTTTAAAAATTAACTTACAAACTTCAAGTCTTATGTCTATTTCAGAAATTATATAATAATATTCTCCTTCATAAAATATTGTAAAATAAGTTGTTCCATTTTGTAATTTAACTTGAACTAAACAATCTTTTTTAACATCTATTGAAACATCTTTTTCGGTAAATATTTCTAATTTCATATTAAAATAAGTTAGTTTGTTGTTTTGCTAATTCCCTTGCTTTTGCGGTTTCTTCTGAAAGTCTTTTTTTACTTTGCTTTTCGCTATACTGAATACTAATCCACTCTTTAATCATACGACCTCGATTTCCTTTTGCTTTAGACTTAACCATTTTTTCATTATACTTTATCAGCTTGTTTTTTGATAACTCACTTATTGCAGTTCCGAAATAAGCCATATTACTCGGCTTTGGATTAAACCTTAAAAAATCATTCCGTAAATCGTCAATCGTAAAAGGTTTCATTTGAGTAGAAACAAATTTTTTTGCAAACGAATAAAGTCTATCGTAATACTCTCTGTTTTCTAATTTGATATTTTCCAATGTCTTATTTGTTTTTGTTTTGTCAAAAGTAATAAATTTATTTTATATAAAAACAATATTTTTTATTTATTTTTATTTTTCATATTCAAAAAGTTTAATCAATTCTTTTAAATGTTTAATTGTCCTGCAATTTGGAACTTCAACCCATCCAATATTAAAAAAATGAATATCAACAGAATCCAATCCGCTAACTTCAATTTTAAATTTTTCTTTTGTTAATGTAAATTCTCTGAAATCCGTATTTTCTTCTGTGTAGGATATATCTATAAATCCCAATTCTAAAAGCTCATTATCTGTCATAATTCTAATTTTAATTGTTTAGGCTTTTGCCATCCTGCTAATCCTGTACTTAAATCAATCAAATCATTAAATACGCTATCTGTACACCAATGACCGCATTTAAAAATATAGGTTGTTCCTACAATCTTTTTTAACTCAAAAATTCTATTTGAGTTCGGCTCTGGATATTTAAATAATTTCTTATTCTTTGCCATGTTTTAACTATTTACTTTCTATAAAACTCGAAAAACCTAATTGATAGTTAATATATTTCCAACCTTCTTTTTTTACTATTTGCAAACTATCTCCGTAAGTCATTATTTGCTTTATAACTCTTTCGCCTTTGGTACAAATAACCTCGATTTGAGTTTCTAATGGTAAAAGTGGTTTGTGATCGGTTTCTTCTTTTTTCTTTGCCATTATTTTAAACTTCTAAATATTTGTTTTCTTAATATTGCATAATAACTTTTTTCTACTTCTAAAAAGGTTTTTTTATAATAAGCATTATTAGTTTTTCTTTTTTTAGTAAAAATATCTATTTGAGTCATTCCTTCTAAAAAAAGTTCTTTACTACATCTACCTTCTGAATAATTATACAAAGCTATTGTTTGGTAATAAAATTGAATATTGCTTTTTAAAATATGATATTTTCCATGTTCAACTTCTTTACAAAAAGCTAAAACATTTTTTTTATTTAAACCTAAACTCGTTTTATCAATTCTTTTTAATTCATCTTTAAATTCATTTGCTTTATCAATAAGTTTATTAATTGTTTTATTATGTTCAAATATAAAATCAGTAGGTTTTGTTTCTCCTCCGAAAACTTCATTTATAAAATTCGATGTTTTTTCAGCTTCAAAATAATTATTTTCAGTTTTTAAAATGCACTCATTAATATAAATTTCTCTATAATCTGCATACAATTTTGATAAAGCATAAACTCTTAATATTCTTTGTTTTTGTTGAATTTTTCTTATACTCATTTTTTATTTTCTAATGCTTTATCAACTCCAATTTTTACTGCATCGTTATTTTCTCTTAAAACACCAGAAAGTAAAGCTATGTTTTCATGTATTTTATCTCTTAATTCAAGTTGTTCTTGAGTTGCATGTTCCCAATCTTTAACTTTAAGTTTTTCTTTAATATAATTTGCTACTTTAACAATGTATTTATGAAATTCACTTTTGTTTTTTGAGTTTTCAAATAAAGAACCACACATTTTTTTATAACTAATTCCACTATCATTACGATATTTTAAAAGCTCATCATAAAGCCATTCGTAAACTTGTATTTTAAATTTTGGATTTAATGCTAATGCTATATCAATAAATAATAATGGATGTACCCAAGTTTGTGAATTACGACCTCTACCAGAAACTAAAACAAATTCATTAGATTTTTGTAATTCCTCAATAAATTCTTTTGTCGATTTTGAATTTAAAAATTGTGAAAGATTAAAAGATTGAATTCCTAATTCTCTTCTTTTAATATTTCCTATTCTGATTAAATCAGTTGCTGAAAATAATTCTGATTTACTTTTTTGAGAAATTTCTCCACCCATAAAAGGTCTTTTTAAAATAACTTCTGTTTTCATATTTTTAAATATTTAAATTATGGCTCAAATATAAATATTTATTTTAATATATTTAAATTAAAGTTGTTTTTTATATAATTTAAAAACCATTGAACTTTTTTTAATTCAATGGTTTTTAATAAAATATTTTTAAAATAGTATTTAATATAATTGCATTAAATACTATTTTAGTAAATTCCAATTTGCTCATTAAATTTATATCTCAACTCCAAACGTTCTAAAGTTGAAAACTTTCTATCCTGCAATTTTAACCATTTTGAAATACCTCTACAAATTGAAATTTTACTTTGAATATCTTGAATAGTTAGGTTAATTGATTTAATTGATTTTAAAGCCTCAATTTGCTCAAAAACTTCAATTCCGAATAAATCTATTAATCCTTTTTTAAATTCCAATGGTTCGCCTCCTTTTGCTCCGTTGCTGTCGAAATCTTGACCAAATATGTTAAGTAAATTAAATCTCAAAGTTTCATTTGCTCCAACTCCTACATAATGACCTGCAGTAATCAATTTCATTCGTTTGTTTTTATTGCAAATACACGGATGACCTTTATCAATTAATCGAATTATCAAATTAATTTCAGTTTGCAAATCCACTTTGTAATCACTCAATGATTTTGATTTTTCAATCACTTTATTTGTTTTGCTAACTTTTGGTATTGTGTAAATTTTTTTTTCTTTTGGGTTTTCGTTTTTTAATGCACATTTCGGACTGCAATATTTATCCGTAGTTCGATATTTTTTAAATTCTTTTTTGCATTCTTTACAAGTTCCAAATTCTTTGATTTTTATTGCCATAATTAAAAGATTAAAAAAACCATTTTGTTAATGTCAACAAAATGGTTTTTATTAAATACTATTCTTGTTTTTGTTGATCCTCGTCTAATAATGATGTCTGGTTTGGGTCTTTATCTTCTTTTACTTTTTTGACTCCAAATTCGCCTTTAAATAAGTAATTGTAAGCTCTTATTTTTACTTCATTAGCTAAATCCATTAATTCATCTCCGTAGCTTATGTTTTCCGCTTCAAAATAAATTCTAGGACTTGAATAACCGTAACCACCACCATTGGTTATTTTTCTATAACCAGAAATTTGTAATCCTTCTTTTTCTCCCGAAATAAATCTAACTCCAGAAACATTGTGATTTTCAATTTCTTCATCTAATTTGCTTAATGCTACTTTTCCGTTGTCAAAGTCTCCTTGTGGAATTATTTCCCTAGCAAATTTAAAACCTTCTAAATGTCCGCTTGCTTCTGCAAATATTTCTTTTAACGCATCCAATGAATCTAAAAGTTTTTCACTTGGTAAATCTTTTCCTTCTGGATGTTCTAACCTGTTTGGGTTCTCTAAGTTAAAATACTTAATGTCAACTGATTTATTGACTACTTTGATACTTACTAAATCAAAGTTTTCAAATGTAATGTTAGCTTTTTTGCTCATTTTAAATTGATTTTAATTAATTAAATTTTCTATTACTTCTATAAAATCTTGAACGGTTTTGATGTTTTCAACTTCACTATCTGGAATTGAAATATCAAACTCATTTTCAAACTGAATAGTTAGTTCGACTTCATCTAAACTATCCGCTCCTAAATCGTCTTTTAAAAGTGAATCGTCTTTAATTTCGTTTACATCAACTTCCAAATGATTTGAAATAATTTCAAATGCTTTTGCTTTTTGATCTTCTGTTAATTTACTCATTGTTTTTAATTATTAATTGTTTTTACTCGATTATGTAACCTGCTATTATCCATTTTCCGTAATGGTACTTGTAATATGGTATTCTCATTTTAATTTATTTAATCTACGTTTCTTTTTTTCTTGTGCATCGTATCGTAAATGACAAAGTTGGCACATTGCTTTTAATCTATCGTCGGTAACATCGTCATTAGTTTCATCGTGGTCCAAATGTGCTATTGTTAAAATTACTTTTACTCTTTTTGGTATATTAAAAGCGTCTCTATTATTTTGCAATTCATCGCTCCAAACTGTTTTACCTTGAAACTTATAACTCCATAAAGTAGAAAAATTTTTTAATCCACAACATTCACATTTATTTTCTGCTCTATCTAAAATTCTAAATCTTATTTGTTTCCAATCTTTCGGATATTTTGAATAATCTATTGGCATAATTAAAATAAACTTTGGTTATCTTTATTTTGAATCCTTTCTAAAATCCAATTGTTATCATACTTCTCTTTTATTAAAGCAAATCTTAAAATACATAAACAATCTGCATTCCATAAATTTACTTGTGTTTCTGGGAACTCCTCTTGTGCATAATTTTTGTAAATGTTTTTTCTTTCAGTCGAACTCATTCCTCTTGTTTTAAATCCTAATTGACTTTGCCAAGTTTGAGAATAAACATCAATATAACGAAAACCATAAAAAACTATTAAAGCAATTATCTCACTATGATTTTGAAGTAGCTTTTGAATCCTAAATTGTTTCCCTTTATTTTCCTCATCGGAATCACTCATAAACATTTGAACTTTTTCAATGAAAACTAAAACATCACTATTGTTTTCTCTTACATAATCAAAATAAGTTTTTAAATCCCTCAAATCCTTTGGCATTCGAATAACGTGTTCTAATCTGTCTTTTTTCCAAATCGCAATACCTCCGTTTGCTCCTGGATCAATTGATATGTAAGTTGTGTTTTTCATTTTAGAATAATGTTAAAGTTGCGTTCTTTTCTGATACAAAGTCTTTATGATTTTTTGCGTTTAAAGCAAAATAACTTTCTTTAAGTTCTATCGAAATAGATTTTCTATTCATTTTAATTCCGCAGCAACCTTCTGAACCAATACCACCAAACGGACTAAAAACCGTTTCTCCTTCATTTGAGTATAAATGTAATATTCTTTCAATGGTATCTAACTGAAGTGGAGCAATATGTTTTTCATCATTTCCATCACGACCCGAACGATATTGCAAAGTTCTTGAGTAATCAATATCATACCAAACTGGCGATGCATATTTTTGCCATAAATCAACTGGTAAATAATCTAATTTTGAACTATCAGTATCTTGATGTTTAATTGGCGTTTCGTTATCTCCTTCATTTCTGAAAAATAAAATATAATCTGGAATTCCAACCCTCGACATAATACTGTCTTTTTTTATGGTTTTATGTAACAATCCTAATGCTTTTGTCCGTTGCATTTCGGTTACTGGGTTTTTCCAAATTGTTGTGCGTGAATGATAAATAAATCCATTTTCTTGAAACCAATCAATTAACATTCCGCTAAAGTCACGCAATCCAATATATCCCTCTTTACCTTTTTGAATTGGCAAATCCATACAATGAATAGCGCACATTCTACCGATTTTTAGAACTCTTTTTAATTCTGGAATAAGAAATTTAAAATGTTGCTCAAATTGTTTGTAGTCGCTTACATTTCCCATGTCTTCTTCTTTATCTGAATAAACATAAAGCTCGGCAAATGGCGGAGAAAACACTACAATATCCGCACAATTATCTGGTAACTTTTTAGTTTCTTGAACGCAATCCCCATTTATCAAATGATAGTTTTCTGTTTTAATTTCTTTGTTCATAATTTTTACTTTTGATTTTGCTGTTTTATAGTTTGTTTCTGCTGAATATAAAGCCATTTCTTTGATTCTCTCAAAGTGTTGTTTTTCTTTTTCTAAAATAGTTTGCCTTACGTTGGTTTGACTTTCTGGAATAAGAATATGAACTATTACTTTGTTTTTTTGACCGAATCTATAACAACGTCTAACGGCTTGATAAAATGCTTCAAATTTAAAATCGTAACTCATAAAAACCATTTGACTACATTGTTGATAATTCATACCAAATGAAGCAATTGAAGTTTTGGTAATTAATGTTTTAAATTCATTGTTTGCAAATCCGTTTAAATATTTTGCTTTGTATTCTGGTTTGTCAGAACCTTGAACATTTATTGCGTTTTGAAGTAATTTTGCAAGTGTATCCGTTTCGTTGTTTTTTAATCCCCAAACAATTAATTGCTCATTGTTTTCTGTTGATATTTCATTTGTTTTTTCAACTCGTAAATCAAAACTTCTACTTAAATCTTTATGTAATTCTGTTGCTGAAACTGCTACATCTCCAAATAATGATTGACTTAAATTTTCAACTGGAATTATATGCTCAATGTATTCTATTTCTGGAAGTTCATATCCTGTTCCATCAAATCCCAAAGTTTTAGGATTGTCAATTGCAATACTCCAACTTGCTACATATTTCCAAAATGCATCTTTTGCGTGTTTTCTTAATCTCCATTTTGAAGTTTCTCCACCATCGTGAACAAAGAACATTGCTAACATTTCTAAATAACTCATTCCTCCTAAAAATTCAGAATGTTGCCCTAATTCCATATGATCGTTTGGCGATGGTGTAGCTGTGCAGCATAATTTATAAGGAGTGTTTTTAAATAACTCTATTATCATTGATGAAATTTTACCATCACGTCCTTTTAAAATTGAGCTTTCATCTAAAACAATTCCAGAATAAATTGAAACGTCAATATTTTTTAATTGGTCATAATTTGCTATTTGAATAGATGCAAAATTAGGATTATTTATATCATAACTCGCGTTTGTTATTTTGTATCCAAATTTAACTCCTTCTGCAATTGTTTGTTCTATAATTGCTAATGGTGCGAGTATTAAAACTGGTTTTTTTGTTTTAATATTAACTTGCTTTGACCATTCTATTTGACAAAAAGTTTTACCAAGACCGCAATCCAGAAATAAAGCAAATTTTCCTTTTTGTAATGCTACTTTTACGCTAAATTTTTGAAAGTCTTTTAATTGTTTGTTTAGTTTGTTTTCTGAAATTTCAAATCCGCTTTCAATAAATGTTTTCCTTTTTGTTTCTAAAAATGCTTCATAATCTAAATTACCCATAATTTTTTATTTGTTTTGTTTTAAAAATTCTCGAATGTCTTTTTTGTTTTGGATCAATGAATCGAAATAGTTTTTAATCGTTAGATTGTTTTCGATTCTTTGAGCTTCTAATTTTAAACCGTCAGTTAGTACTTTTTTATCGTAATTATCGATTAATTTCCTTTTATCAAGTTTAGATATGTGATTTGATATTAAAAGTCTGTTATACGCTTTTTTTACGTTTTCTTGTTGGTATGGTAATTTCTCGACTAACTTATTTTCGATTAAAATATTTATGTGTACTTCTAAATCGAAATTTGGAATTGTTTGTTTTGTTTTGTAGTCATCAAAGGAAATAAAAATATCGTTAATTATCTCATTTGTAAGTCGTTTTTTTTCTTCTTCTGAAATTTGCGCTTCAACTTTTGGTAAATTTAGTCTTACTTTGTTCCATACTTCGCTAGTTTTTTTCTGATATGCATTTAAAACTCTAGTGTAAAATTCATAGCTAAATTCTTGGTAATGGTTTTTATCTGGATTGCCCAATTTGTCTTTTGGTAGAAATTCATCTAATTGACCTACTGATAAAAGTTCAAATGCAAGAACTATCGAATTAAAACTTAAATTTGAATAGTAACGTGTTATTGCTTTCATAAATCTTGCACAAACGTACTTTTTATCGTTTTCATCTGCATACCATTTTTTAATTCCCAAATCTCTACAAATTAAAGGTACAATTACTGAAATTTGATTAATAATAAATTCATCTTTTAAATCCTTAATTATTGGATTTGTTGATGCAATAGTAACCAAAGTATCAATATTTGATAACTTACTTTTAACCTCTGGAACTTGTAACATTAATTGTCTGGTTCGGATTAACTTGTTTTCCGATAGTTCAAATAATTGTAAACTTTGATTTGTTTTTTCTGGTTTCATAATGAAAAACGTATTATATCGCTAATAATTCCTGTAAATAAAATGAAAATCAAAATATGATATCCAATTGAAATGTAAAAACAATCTTTAAAACTTGTTGTTTCTTTTAATATATTATAAAAAAACATTTGATGTATTTCTATTGATTCTATTATAGTTATTTTAAACATAAAATTACATATTAAGATAGTCTAGCATTGATTGACTTGAAATTGTTTCTTTTGGTAAATTTTCAATCATTTTTAACTTGTCTTTTTGAGTATCCGAACGCATAAAATTTCTAGTTGTGGCTAACCATCCTTTTGATGTTCTTTTTTCATTTGGTTTCGTCAAACTCCAATCTTTAACGGCTTGAAAGTAATAAGTAATATCAACTCCCATTTGCTCTAAGTCTAAAAATTCTTTCTCAAAAATTCTCCAATTGCTAACGTTTGAGTTTTCAAAAGTAGTTTTTATTTCTGAAATAGTTTCTTTTGTTCCAAATAACTCCGTTTGAATTGGTTTTTTTTTCTTTAAATTACGATTGTAAATTTGAATTGAAACCTTTGCTATCTGTTGAAGTTTTTTAAGCTCATCAATGCTCAAATGAGTTATTGAGTCATTCGATAAATCTATTGTTATTTTTTTCATTTTTTAAATTGGTAAATTCATTTTTTGCAATATTGCTGTTGATACGTGAGTATATATTTCAGTTGTTTTACTTGATGAATGCCCTAAATGTTTTTGAATTATTCTTAAATCAGTATTTGCTTCTAATAATGCTGTTGCATTTGAATGTCTAAGTAAATGCATATGATATTCTTTTCCAATATATTTTTTAACAATTTGGTTGCAACTTCTATCGGAATATTGATTTGAAAATTGACCATTAAATAAGTATTCTTTTGGCTTATACTCTTTAAAATATATTCGTAATAAATCCAAAACTTTCGGACTTAATGGAACTATTCTATCTTTGTTTCCCTTAGAATTTCTAATCATAATAATCATTCTTTTACTATCAACATCAGTGATTAATAGATTTATAATTTCAGAAACTCGCATTCCAGTAGAATATGCTAATGTCAATAATGCTTTATGCTTTGAGTTTTCAATTTTATCTAATTTACTTAACAGAAACTCCTTTTCAATTATTTTAGGTAACTTCTTTTCGGATCGAGGGTAATCGATGTATTTGAATTTCAAAGGCTGTTTAATAGTTTTAGAATAAAATAGTTTTAATGCCGATATAGCGTGGCACATTGAATTTCTAGTCTTAAATTGGAGTAACCACTGTTTAATTGACTGCTCATTTATTTTAGAAGGTTCTGTAAATTGACTATTAAAGTTTTTTAAAAATACTTCTACTTGACAACTATAATTTTTAATTGTGTTTTCAGAGTAATTTTTTAATCGTAAATCATTCCGATACATTTGTACATACTTAGGAATATTCATGGCTTATATATTGATTTTATTGGTTATACATTTGATTTAGTACATATAGTAGTTATGCCTCATTATAATCACATTCGGATAAAACTGGAAGTTCAGGATGATAACCATTATGAAGTAATACTTGTTTATATCTATTACAAATGTGCCTATCTTTATTTTTTTGCTTATTTTGTTCTTCTTCTGTAATATTTAGAAAAGAGCAGTTCTTACAAAAACGAGGCATAACATCGTGTATAAGAGATTGCTTAGATTGGTCTGTATCTTTCGACATAATTTTTAAATTTAAAGATTAGTAATATTTTGGAGGTATCGGGTTCAATCGGCGCAACCTCCCATACACGCCGTCCGTTAGTGGCAAGCTTAACAAACGTTAGCGATAAACTGACCACTTTCTAATTCTATATGTTTACAACCTTTTTGATTTTTCAACTCATCAATCCATAAATCCCAATTATTTGAAATAAGATTTATAAAAGCATCAGGAGAACCCCTTTCTTTATATCTTTTTAAATATTCTTCTTTCAATTCCTTTTTTGGATAAACTAAAGTAAATTCTAATCCGTTTTCTAATAAAGCATCTCTAACCTCTTTATGGCTTGAAATGAAAATACGTGCGTAACCTTCTGATATTTTTTCCTTTATATGCTCAATATAGTTTTGCGGAAAATTAGTCTTATCAAACTTACTGCTATCGCTATCTGTTGCGAATCCTTGTGGCATATATCCTGATTCAGTATTTGTGTAATAAGATTTTCCAGTACCAGGAAAACCAGCCACTAACAGCGGTTTTGAGCTATTGCCGTTTTTGGCTTCATTTGATGATTGTTTTGTACTTGTGTTCATAGTTTTTAAAATTAAAGTTGGTCTTGTATTTTCGGCAACAAGACAAAGCCACAAATCGTTATGCCTAATACTACGATGAATATTAGGCATAAATAAAAATTAGTCTAAAATGTAATCTTTAGTTCCAAAAACTTCTTGCCCTTCTAATAATTCAGCTAAATCATTTCTAACATAAGCAGAAGTATGAGGATGATGATTTTCTCCTAAATATTTCATCAATGGTCTTGCAGATTCTTCAAATGAACTTCCTTCTTTTTGTTTAAAAGGGTTTTCAATTCCTAATTGATTAGGTTGATTTTCGGTGTCAAATACCGTTTGAATTAGATTGGCTATTTCATCAGCAACGCTAGAAATATTTTCTCCTTCAATAGCTTTAAAAGAGTCTCCTAACTCACCACAAGACCCCTTACCATAACACGTTATAGTGTTATTGTTTAATAATTCGATAATTTTGTCTTTAATTTGTTTCATTTTATTTTTATTTAATTGATTAATATTTTAATTAATTTTTGCCGTACTAGGCATAACAGCAATTACACCTCACCAGCCGAAAGCAACTTTGTCTATAGGCTGGCGTTGTGTAGTTGCAGGACGTTAGCCGTCAGTTTACGGAACATCAAAAGTAACCGCTTCTCCGTGTTGATATAAATTACCTCTGTGTTTGCAAACTCCTCTACCACTTTTTGATTCATAATAAGAACAAATTGATTTTTTACATTCTTGTCTTTCTCCAACTTCTCCTTGATGACCGCACCATATATAGTCAACATTGTCATTATCTGGAATAGCTTCTACCAATGTTACTTTTTTTAATCCTTCTAATTTTGCATCGTTTAATCTATCAGATAAAGGATAACAACTTGTATCGTCAATACTTTCAAAATATAATTTTTCTTTTGCCATTATTTCTAATTTTAAAAACCGAACGGCTAACAAGTGTTTTACGCCTTTGTGGGTTTAGGTTTAATATTAAGTTTGTTTTGCATCAGTTTAATTTCGTGATAATAGGAAAGTTTAGTGCTTATTTAACCACAACGGACGTAAAGCACTCGAACGTTATTCATTAATTAATTCAATCGCTTTTTTTACTCTTTCTTCTAAAAATTGTTTGTCTTCTAAAGGAATTTCAAAACGAATAATATTTAAGTTTTCAATTCCGCTTTCTTTGTAAATAAAAGGAAGTTCTCCTTCTTTTGCTCTTGCTACAAACCAGTAACTTTCATCTAATGAATTGTTATATTCGTGAATTAACTCAAGTTGTTCGTAGTACGGCATAAATACAATTAGTTCTCCATATTTAGCATTTTTAATACAAGCATTTGAAACAATTTGCCAGTAGTATTTTTCTCCTTCATTTGAATTCTCTCTAATCTTTTGAATTATAACATTACCATCAATATTTTTCTTTTTGGTAACGGTTAATCCATCAAAATCATAAAGCTCTGAAACTAAATTGTAAAATGCTTTTCTAGTCAACGGGCATTTAGTTTCCGTAATTGTATCTGTTACTTTTTTCTTTAAAACTTCTTTATTTTTAGTTCCATCTGGACTTCCCACCCATTCTGGATATTTTGGATGAACAAATGTAACGTCTGAATGAAATTCGTATTCTAGTCCTAATAAATCGTGGACAATATTTTCACAAAGTTTTCCCCAACTAAAAGCTAAAACTTCAACTTTATTTTCAAGTGATTGCTTAAAAAAACGTTCAATAATACATTCTTGAACGTATGTATAAAATGGTGCGCCTGGTTCTCCTTTTGCACGTCCGTTTTTTGTCAATGCTACGATTTCACTTGATGTTATTCTTCCTACTCTTACGTTTGATAGTGCCATTTTAATTTTGTTTTTGATTGTTTTTAATAATTTCTAACTCGTTTAATAATTTATTGTAACTGCTAACCTCTTCATTTTCGATAATTCTATTGTAATGTGGATAATCTTTTGATGGAACAAATTGTTCAAATTCTGCAAACAATTCTTTGATTTTTTTTAGTTTTTGTGGATTTGTCAATTTTGATGTGTTTGAAATTGAATCTATTCTATTTAAGTCGGAACCAAATAATATTCCGAAATGATCACAAGCATCTTTTATTGCATTTGATTTTGCATTTGGTAATGATGCAGCAACTGAATAAGGAACAAATATATCGTTTTGTTTTTTTGGTTCGTCTGCTCCAACTCCATCGTGATAATACCAATTGTAAGGACTTTCTAATTCTCTGTAATGAACTCGAACCGATACCGATGTAGCATTAAAAATTTCTTTAGTTTCCAAAACTTCAATTCGATAATTAAATCCGAAAATTTGACGTAAAAGATACTCTACTTTATCTATTGGAATGTACCTATAACTTGATATTTCTGGATGTTGCTTAATCCAACTTAATGGAGGATTTTCGTTTAAAAGTTCAAATAATTCTGAATTTGTAGAAATACTTTTAAGTCTTTTTAAAAGGTCTTTTTCTTCCATTTTATTTTTCGCTTTCAATAATTGTTACTAAATTCCAAATTTCGCACTCTAAAATTGTTTTAATTTGGTTTAACCGATTGATTCCCTTTATTTCTTGCTTTTGGTAAGATTCCCAATTTTGATTGATAACTTTCTCTTCTTTACTCAAAAATATTACGTTTAAGTGCAAATCTAATTGTTTGTTTCCATTCTTAATCCATTGAGATAATTGTTGCGGAAATATGCCTAATTCGTCCGCAATCGACTTAATCGACTTTGGTTTTAAACTTGGATTTTTCTCATTCCAAATTTTAATAGCTTCTTTGATTGTTAACTTGAATTTTTTCATCTTATTTTTTATTTTTTTTTGCTTGGTTGTAATATTCGTTTGTTACCTCTGTAACTTCTCCTTTTTTTGTTTGAACAAAACTTTTAAATCCGTTATGAGTTTTGAAAATAGTTCTTCCATCTTTTAATTCTAAAACTTGCTCTTTTCTTTCCATCTTGATTTATTTTTGAGTTATACAATTTGTTTTATTTTTCTGTTTTTGAAAATGTTCAATTTTCTATAATTAATGCCAATTTTTAATTTTTAAATATATTGAATATCCTAAACAAATTAATCCTAATAAAGCTAGTAAAATTACTGATGTGTATACTATAACGCTTCCTATATCCATAATCAATTTTTTTTTCTTAATACTCTTGTTTTTCCATCTTCAAGTAGAAAATAGGAAAAGCCATCATTTATCTTTTTGGTTTCTTGCTTTTTTTCAATTTCTAAAGATTTTTTTGCTGAAATCTTTGCCTCTTTTTCTTCTTGAAAAATTGTTAATCCGGGTAATTTTTTCTTAGTTGCCATAATAAGTATTCGTTTCTTCTATTGTTTTTTCAAATTGTTTATCGTTTAAATCCGTTTGAATTTTGCACATTCTAATTTTTAATGGTTTTTTTGAATAAAAATTAGTTGGAGTTGATGCAATTTTCAATAATCGAATTTGATTGTTAACTTGTGCTATTTCTTGAGTTCCCATAACTTAAATTTTGAAGTTGTTATTGTAGTAATTCTGCAATCTAGCTTTCATTTTTTCGTTAACTTGAATTCTTTCTTTGTACCAATCCATTGATAAAACCATATCTCTTTTAGCTCGATCAATTGAAAATTGACATAAATCGATTAATTCTAAAACCCTAATTGCTCTTTGATGTTTTTCTAATTGTGTCATAATTAATCGTTATTAAATGTTTTGCCATCGTACCAAAATTTAGCTCCAGAATTATTTACAATTGTAACTTCATTTGTAATTCCTCTTTGTCTAAAAAAAGTAGGTTTTAATAAATTAAATTTAACTACTAAATCTTTATTTCTAGTTTCTGCAAATTGAACTCTCAAAAATTCTCTTTTTACACGAATCCAAGCTTCTTTTAAAGCTTCTGAAAATGTAACTTCAAATTGTCTAAAAATTAACCAAGCGGTTTTTAAAACTTGTGATTTCATAATAAAAGTATTTTTGTTTTGTGTTTTTGTTTTGTCAAAAGTAATAAATTTATTTTATACAAAATAAATATTTTTTATTTATTTTTAAAATTATTTTTTAATCATAAAAAAACCGCCAAAAAGAAAGGCGGTTTAAACAAACAAAACAAAATAGCCTTTAGGGTTCGGCTTCTGCAAATATAGAATTAATTTCAAATAAAAAAACCTCTTTAAATTAATAAAGAGGTTTTTGATTTTTTATATATTACCTGCAAGGTGGTGGAGGTGGCGATGTAAGTGTAATTCCGCCATGTTCACTATATTGAGGCGCAACTATAACATTACCTGTGCTTGAACAATAACTAGCCCAATATGTATTTCCGCTAGAGCATCCCATTACAAATAAATAATTTCCATTACCTTCATCTTCCCTTGACTTAACCCAACATCTGCAAGTTTCACAAGTTGTAGTCTGTCCTGTCGCTACAAAAGTCAATACAATTTCGGTAATTCCGTCAATTGTTTCTTTAGGAATTTCATCTTTACTCAATAGATTTTCTTCTTTTTGAACCGATGGTTCAGAATTACTACATGCTGTCAATAAAAAAATAGACAACAAAATAACTAAGATTTTTTTCATTTTTAATATGTTTTAATTAATAATAAGAATTCAAATGTAATTATTTTTTTGGTTAAACTAAAAAAAGCGGTTAAAATTAATTAACCGCTTTTCCTAACTTAACTCTATTTTTAAAAATCTAACTACTTCAAAAGTAATACTTTTATTCCAATATATGCAACAGCTCCCCAAAATCCGTATTTATAAATATTTTTTTTTGTATTGTTTCGGTTGTAAATCTTTTCCCAATTGATAATAATTCCGTTTAGATCTTTAGTTTCAGATTCTTTAAATGAATAGGCTTTTTTTAGCTTTGTTAAACTATTTTTCAATTCTGAACTCTCAATACTATAAATGCTATCTTTTTGCTTAAAAAGGCTTATTTGCATTTCGTTTACACTATCTTTTTTTATTAAATAGTCCAACTTTTCTAAATCCTTAATTCCTTTTTTTGATTGTATCGAATCTAGTACTACTTTTTTCGATTGGCTCATACCTTGAATCCCAATAAGACTGCATATCAGAAATACTAAAATTTTCAACATTTTTAATTTTTTCATTGTATTGTTTTTTAAAGGTTTGGTAAACTTGTGTTTGATTGTCTAAAAGCAATTGAATGCTATCTCTGCTTTCGGCTGTTTTTTCGGCTTTAATTTCACTTAACTCCGATTGATGTTTGTATTCTTTTGCCAACGCTTCATTAACCGCTGCATCTTTTTGACTTTCAATAATTTTATTTTCTAAATTTCCTGTTCTATTAAAATAAAGCGAACTAATGAAAATTAAAATACAACCGCAAATAATGTAAGGAATGTACTTTTTATATTTTTCTGGTATCATAATTAAAAATTTAAGTATGTTGTTTTTCCTGCTATTTTTCTAGCAATTAAAATTTGTTTTTTATTCCCTGTTTTAGCAAATGAAACGTGTACCCAATCTGGATTTGCAGTTTTTCCAAATTCCCAAATTAATTGATCAAACTCTAAATTATTTTTTATCCAATGGAAAACTTCTGCATTTGTAATACTTGTACCGTCCATATCAATATCCATTGCTTGACCTTTTGAATGTTGTGAAGTTTGAGAACCTCCAACGGCTTTATTCAATTCTTTTGACCGGTAACCACTACTGATGTGTATCGGAATTCCAAAATGTTCTCTAATTGGCTGGAAAACGTTTTCGGCTAGTAATAGCATATTTTCTATATGCTCTTTAGTTGGTTTGTTTTCAATTCCTTTTCGCTTTGCGCTTTCGGAACTTAGCATTTCGGCTAATGATAAATTTTTAGATAGTTGCATTGATTGTTTGTTTTTAAATTAGTAATTTATTTTTGATTATTCTTTTTGAATGAACTAAAAAGTAAGTTTAGTAATCCTGTTAAAAGCGTGTCAATATCCCATTTGTAAATTATAAACTCTGCTATTTTTTCTCCAGACATAGCAATTATAGCTATAAACATTGGTGTCATATTTTCGCTAGAATATTGTAAAACAATTGGATATGACAAATAAGTTATTCCAATTCCAACTACATAACTTAAAATTGCTCTCAATGGCGTAATTCTTTCTTTGCTCATCATCGTTGCTAATTTTATCGATACTCCGCTAAATGCTGGAAAAAATATTTTACAAAAAAACTCATATACCTGGTCCAAAAAGTTGTGATTTTCTCCTAACATAACGAAATATTGCTATTAATATTAATACTATTGTGACTACAATTTCATTTATTCCTAATTCTAAAGGATTGAAAAATAATTCATCAAATAAATTATTTATTGTCAATCCAAAAAGTAAAAAAGTAAAAAAGTTTTTTACATAAGAATATAAATACAAACTTACTACAAATATTAAAATAGATTCAGAAATGTAGTAAAAATGTTTTGGGAATATAAAATCGAAATTTCGCACCAGTACAGAAAGTACTAATGCGAAACTTAAAATAATGTTTAATATTTTAGCTTTAACGGTCATTTGGTCTACCTCCAACTATTAAAACGGTTGTTGTTTCATTGGTTAATTTTTCTACCAATTCTAACGCACTTTTCATTTGCTCTGGCGTTGCTTCTTTGTCGAATGCAATCACAATTCTTTGAGTAATCATAATATTTAGTTTTTGTTATTTAATTGTTCCGCAATTGTTTCATCTTTTTTAGCTGTACTTCTTGAACTCCCAAAATAGTAGCCTATTACGCTAGACATCAATCCAACAATAGCTATTTTAATATCATTTGTTGAATTATTGAAAGCTAAAATATATAACCCACCAATAATTATAATCAATGCGATAATTCCTTGAATGTTCGCTTTTAAAAATGCTTCTTTTGTACTCATTGGTTTTTATTTTACAAATTTATACTTATTCTTTTACTCAAGAATATTTTTGTCTTATTTCTTGTCTTTGTGTTAAAATTTCACTAGGCACTTCTTGACCAGTTTCCAAAAATCGTGTAAAATACCAATCAGTAGGGCGTAATTCTTGGTATTGTTTGATTTTATTAGATATGTTTTTTTCTTGATTATACGATTCTAATAATTCCGATTCGTTAAATTCAAACTCTTCAAACTTTACGCCTTTAGGAATTGATTTTTTATTAGTTGTTTCAATCGTTTGATTTTCTAATTCGTATCTATATTTTATCATCTTAAAATTCTTTTATAAGTGTGTGCTAAATAATCAGCGTGAACTAAATTACCACTAAATGTACTTGTATTATAAGCTTGTATTAAGTTTTTTAAAGTTGCACTTGATGAAGGTATATTAGTTGTTAAGTTGACCTCAAATAAAATAGTGTTTGAATTATTAGCATAAACTTTATAATTAATACTACTCATATTTTCGCAATTAATTACTAATCGATACCAAGTATTTGCTGTTAGTGTAAACGCGCTTGATTCAGTTGCTGAAAATCCATCTACATTTCTAGCTTTTAATTGGTCACCTGCTATTTTAAAAATACAAGCCGAAAACTCATTTAAAGAAAATATACCATCTAACAATCCACATTTAATAATAGTGTTAGAATCTATTGTACTAGGCATTTTAATGATTGATGTATGTATTAAATTTGTTGCAGTAAAATCGCTAGAATAAGAAACATATCCACTATTTGCACTGCCACTACTTTTAAAAATCCAAATACCTTTATTATATTGTATATTTTCTGAACTATAATCATAACTTCCGCCACCTACACTTGTACTGGTAAAAGTTCCAGTGTTATTTAAAAAATCTGTTTTTTCGGTATTCTCGATATAAAGTAAACCATCGCCACCGCCAGCATTTGCTATAACAAATCCTTTATCTACTAAATCTCTGTCATTTGTAAATGTTTGAGCCGAACCGTATCTAATAATTCTGTTAGGCTTCCAATGGTCTTCTCCTGCTCCTACTTCAAATTTTAAATAACTGTCAGGCGTTTGAATACCGCCGTTAGTATCGATAATTATATCGGTAACTAATCTTTTAGCTGTTAAAGTACCACCCGAAGTAATAGTTGTATTTTGATTTGATTCAACTGAAAATATAATAGCTGTATCATCGCCATAAACAGGATTGTCAATAACAAGTGGACCACTCATCGTATCGCCTGTTTTTAAAACAAAGTCGCCTCCTCCAATAACTGAAACTGCCCAACGTTCTAAACCTCCTAGTAATTCTATTTTTTTAAGATAAAATTTTGCATCATGTGGAACTATTGGATTTCCTAAAAATTCAATTCCAGTATCAAATATAATTTCTCTTGTAAATTCTGAATCATTAAATCCAATTATTTCGGTATTATCTTGAAGTCCTAAAGGCAACATTAAATCCAAATCAGATTTTAAAACTAAAAACTTATTATCATCAGATTGAGTAATTGTGTAAACTGCTCCGTAATTGATAATTTTTACTTCTCTAGTTCCTGTTTGCGGAATATTTGGCTCTTCAATTTGTGTTCCGAAAATATTAAAAACTGCTAACAATAACGTATTTGGAGGTGTTTGCGGTTGCTCAGCTATTGTGTCACTTTCAAATCCCTCTATTAAATAAATTTCATTATTAGTGTCAACTACTGCAATATCAATTCTATAAAAATCTGTTGTTGCTGCTGAAATTGTTAAATCAATAATTTCTGTATTTGCGTAATTTAATCCGTTTATTGTCCATTCATAACCTAAAGAAAAACTAAAAGTATCATCTTCTCTTGAAATAGTTCCAAACGCTGTAATCTTATCATTTAGTAAATTAAATCCGTTTAATGCTTCAGTTAAATTAAACTTTTCAGTTTCTAAACTTGTTTCGTTGTGAACTGGAACATATTTAGTTCCATCGGTTGCTACTGGCAACTGAAATATTTTCTTTGAATTTAAAATGATTTGATTTTTCCATTCGCTCAAATCATTTAATCTTTGTATTATAATGTCAAACATTTTTATAATTTTTATAGGTTTCTAATATATTCCGCATCGTTATCTCCTTGTAACAATCCAATTAAAGGCGTATTTGAGCTTATTGTTTGTCCGCTTACAGTTCCGCTATTCCAAACATCACCAGATTCTAGTAATTTGGCTTTTAAAGTATAAAAATTACTTAAACCTTGTCTAGTTATTTCGGGGTTCTCACTCAATTTATATGAAATATTTTCTATAAATAAATTATCGTGTTTCAAAGCTAAAATAATTTTTCTAACCATTCCAGTTGTTAAATTGAAAACTTCAAAATCTATACCGTTGTAATTTACTGCATCAATTGAAATAACTTGAGTATCTGTTTTTTGGTTTTCAATACCACCATCATTTACTAAGGTATTTACATTACAAAAATTTAATCTATTTTTCATTTGAATACCACTATAAAAATAAATGTCAGTATTTTTTGAATTGTACCAAACTATTTCTGCAGTTCTTGGGTGTCTTTCTTTTACTTGTATTTTTTCATAAGCATAAAATATATCTGGAAAATTAATATCAGTTTCGGTTTGGTATAATCTCAATCCGATGCTAAATGTTTTGTTTAAAAAATCATTCATATTAACTTGAAACTGCCAAATGTTAAAAATATCTCTATTGTAAATAGTTTGAATTGTTCCGTTAATTGTATCTGGAATCGAAATATTTACATTAAACAATAAGCTCCTTTGACCGTTATCATCCAATCTAATATCGGCTATTTGATAAATTCCGTATGCAGTTTCTACCCAAGTCCCAACTATTCCGTATTCTGGTAAAAGTCCGTTTAATTCATAAGTCCCTGTTATCGTTGTTGTATCGTATTCGTATAAATTACCTGTAATGAACAAAACCGCTAATCTGTTTTCAAACGAATAATAAATACAATCTCGTTTGTCTTCAATTTGGATGTTGTTAACGATTTTATTTGCGGTTAATTCAGTTAAATTTCCATCAGTATCTTTTGTGAATACTTCTATGTTCTCATAGCTTGTTTTTATTTGCTCAGTAATTATATCACAACTTTGGAATAATTGAATATATCTATTTGCTATTGGCAAATTTTCTTCACAACTTAAAGTGTTAAATACATTTTTGTAGTTTCCACAATTTTGATGTTGAACTCGTCTAACCGATCGTAAAGAATTACTTTCTGAAATGTAATAAAAAGGTGCTGCGACGTTACCATTTGTATTTCCGTTATTAGTTACGTTAATGGTTTTTATACAACCGTAAACGTCCTTTAAATAAACCGTATAATTTCCTAAATCTAAATCGGCAAATATTGATTCAGTTTGGTAGTCTGTACCATTAATCGAATACAATAACCCTAAACTTTCTAAATTGTCTTGAAATACATTAACATTCAATGTGTTTTCGCTAAAAAATGCATTAACGTTTAAAATATTCAAAGCATCATCAAAACCAAAATTTATTAATGTTGCACCAGATTGCTGTAATGCATAACTAAAATTTCTTTGATATTCAATTGAAAATTTGTCGGGTATTCTGGTCCCTAAATTTGTATTTAAATCGGTGTTTTTAATATTGTAAATTCCAGTATCAAAACCAAAAATAGGAATTGCATTTGCACTTGATTGATTGGTTAAAAATACAGTTTCACAAGGCGTTTCAGTTTTAAAAGAAACATATTCGAAATCCGAAATCATTTTCCAAAATGAGATTAAACTTGGTCCAGTTCCTTGAGTAATTGTAACTTCGATAGTATTTCCTATTCTCGCATAGGTTATAGTAGTAGAAAATCCACCAACAAAACCCGAAAATGCATACAAACTATTTAAAAAAGACAAAGTATTGTTAATAGTATCGTTTAACGTTGCACCTAGTCCTATTTGATTTGGATTTACGTTTGCGCCATTTTTGTAACTTAAGTTTATTTCAGTTTCTCCATTTCCGTAAATTACTTTATTTGAATTGATATAAATTTCATATTCAAAGTGAGCATCTACGATTGGTTGTTGCTTAAAGTCTAATATTATTTTTTTAACTGCCATATCTTAAACGTTTGCTTTTATTAAAATGAATTTACCTTCTTTGCTTGGTTTTACGCTTGGATAAATAAACCCATACTCAACCTCATTGTATTCGTTTACAAACTTAATTAATTTATACGGATTGTTTACAATTTGTTGAAACTCAAACATTGATATTTTTTTTTCAAATGTAATTGTCTCTGGTAAAAAGTAAGGAACTGATAAAACATTATTTTGTATCGATGCTCGTTCCGTATAGTTAGTTACTAATTGTGAATTTCCTTCTGTACTTGAATATTCAAATAATTCATTTGGGTATTTTTGTAATCCTGTTGAAATAGTTTTAGACTTTCTTAAAACTGAATTAAATGGACTTAACCTTAAATTAATTGCAGTACTCGGACTAAATATACCTGTTGGAATTTCGTCAAAATCATCTTCGTAATGTCTAACTAAATAAATACCGTTTACTAATTTGCAATCAATACCGAAATTAAATTTGTCGTATTTGGTATCTAATTTTGGATTATCAATGTATTGTTTTTCTTGAGCTAAAGTCATTCCGTATCCGTCAAATCTAACTTTTGAAATTGCACTAAATTTATTATCAAGTTCGGTTAAACAAGTCATATAAGAAGTTCTAATATTGTATTCCTCAAGTCCGTTTACCTCTTCGTATAGTCCGTTAAAGTCGCATCCAATTTCAACACTTGAGAAATGATTTTTTTCGTCAATTTCTCTTTCAATATTTACTACTTTACCTAAATCAATACCAACAACCCTATCATAAACGAATGATTTTTTTTCAATTCTTACGGTATTATTTTTAATAATCAAACAAATATCATCTATTGCCGCCAATGAATTGTAAACCTCTTCTAATGAAGTTGTAATATTTTTATCTGGAACTTGTCTAATTTTAAAACCGTTTGTAAATAATAAATCCTTCCAAGTAGTTGAAAGTAGAGTTGATTGAAATGTATTTTTACCTGTTACTATCTGAAATAACCTTTCAAAAACTTGATAATAAGTAAGTGCATTACAATCTGTAATTACGCTTGATTGAGTTTCTTCAAGTTCAATTGAAGCGTTATTGTAATCAATTCTTAAAGGATACGCATTACCTGCCCATAATCCTTGCACCTGGAAACATTCTTTTATTCTTTTACTAAATATAAACTCGACATCTATACTTTTTGTAACTTGACCTTGTGCTGATGTTAATTCAAAAACAGGTGTTAAGTTTTCATAAATTGGATCACTAAATCCAGTTTCAGCTTCATATAAAAATCGAGAAAATCTAAAAGTTATATTTCTTGATCCGCTACCAAAATATTGAAATTTAAAGTCTCCTTTTATCTTAACTCTTATATCTCTAGTGTTTACTGCTGTAATATAAAAAAACTGTCCTATTGTCGCTCCAAATTCGCCAACAAAAGCAGTTTCATTATCTATTTGCCCCGAGTTATTAACTGATATTGCAAATTGAGAAACGTTTTCATCACTTTTATAAATTAAAGGCAAAGGAAATGACATTGAATCTACAACGAAGTCTGAACCATTTTTATACATAAAATAATTACTATCATTTCTAAATAATGAAGGTCTAAATATTTCAGTTCCTTGAAAACTAAGTTTTTTATATTCTAATGGCTGTAAAATTCCATTTTTTAAATCTTTTAACCTTTCAAGTTCATAGTTGTCTTTAAATCTACTTTCAATTGTAGAGAAAAATTCGCTTTCTTTTGTTTCAATTTGAATGTAATTTTTATTTTGCTTGTATGTTTTGAAATCAAAATTTGCGCTATAGTTTAATTCCCAAATATCTGTCAACTCATTACGCTCTTCTCTTTCAATTCGCACTACTGCCTTTATTCCATCAACATCATATTCGCCTTTTAGCAATTGGGAACCTATTCCGTAAAATTCCAATTTAGAATTTAAAACTGTCATTATTCCGTCAAACTTACTTGACCTCATTAAATCTAAATTATCCAATTGCCATCCTGAAGGCTCTTCAATTATTTGAGAACCGAAAGTTTTACCATAAATAGTATATCTTACCCTATTAAATCTAGTTAGTTGATTCATATTTTTTAATTAAAAAAATTAGATGGTTTACGCCCAAAATCAAAATTAATTTGATTGTTGTTATTAATTTTCGCTTTCTTAAATCCTTTTTCAATTCCCTTTTCAATTTTAGTTGAAAGTCCATTTAGTTCTTTTCCTAAATAATTATCAAATGCTTTTAATTGATTGGCTTGATTTAGAAATGAAGACATTATTGATGCATTTTCTAATGACATTTTATTTTTTTGAAAGTCTTCAACTGATTTATGCACAATATCTCCTGCTTTTAAATTTACTATTCTATTTCTACCAGAATAAACTTTAACTTTTCCGTCTTTACTTTCAACTGGCTCAATTCTTTTTTCATTAATCAATGCTGTTTCTGCTGGGCCATCTAAACGCCCTTTTTCATATTGTGGTAATGGTGTAGCTAAAACAGTTGCAGTTTGAATTCCAGCTGATGCAATTGCTAAAGCATTAATAGGCAATGCAACGACTGAACCTAAAGTAGCGTTGTTTTTTGCTATTGTGGCTTGTAAATTAATCGCAATATCAGCAATTGCTAAAAGCTTATTAAAAAGAGCTTGCTTTCTTTGAAGTGCAATTTTTCTTTGTTGTAATTCGTTTTCCTTGCGTTCTTTTTCTTCTTGTAGTAATTGTTCTTGCTCACTTCCTTTTTCTGCATTTGCCAATAATGAATCGTAATATTCATTTGATTTTTCAATCTCTCGATCATAACGATTGATTGAATTTTCAAATAATTGACTTCCTAAGTCTTTTAATGAATTGTAAAGTTGAATTCTACCATCGTAAACTGCATCTGAAAACTTTCTCTCTTCTTCTTTTTCTTTTAAAATATTATCAATTGTTTGTTTTGTTTTTGCATTGTCAGCTTCTGCAACTCTTTTTTTACTGTCAATAATTTGCTGGTCTGCATCAAGTAACGCTTTATTATTGAATAATTGTTCTTGTATTTGCTCTTCTGAAAGATTATTTATAACTCCGTTTTCTCTAATTTCTAGTTCAATTCGTTGTTTGCTTCTTTCGGCTCTTTCAAGTTGTACTTGCGCTTCACGTCTGTTAATATCATTTTGGGTTTCTTGAGATATAGTGTTAATTACTTGAAGACTTCTTTGTATTTCTTCAATACTCATATCGTTACCTATTTCAGATAACATTTCACCTAATTTCTGAATACCATTGAGTTGAACATCGCTAATTTCTAAATCTGCCTTTTTGAAGTTAATTTCATCCCATGCTTTACGCATTTGACCTACTAATTCTTTGTTTGCATTAATTAGATTTTGAGCTTGGTTTTCATAAATAATATTCTGTTGATTAGTATTGTCTTTTATAATTCCAGTTCTATCATATTGCAAATTTTCTTCTGCATCTTTCATTACTTTATTATAATCAGCTCTTGAAATTTTACCATCATTTAACTCATTTTGGCGTTGCTCTTTTATATTAAAATACTCATTTTGAATTGTTCTAAATCTATCATTTGTAGCAAATTCCAATACTCTTAATTGTTCTTTTGCTTCCATATTTGCCAAATCAACTAAGTTATTATAATACTGCTCTGATGCTTGTAAACGTAAATCATATGAACTTGCTTCATCATTCATTATATCTTTGTTTGCATTTGCAACATTAGTTAATCTTAGATGTAATAATTCATATTCATTTGCTAAATAATCTTCTCTGGCTTTGGTATTTAATTTTATTGATTTTGTGTTTTCATCTGTTGAATCAGTATTTTTTTCTTCTAGCAAAATAGATTTTGCTTTTAATAATTGAGATTTTTGTAATGATGCATCATACAAAATTAAAGATTCATTTAATGCGACTTGCAATTGAATTGAACTTGCTGTTTTTAAAGTTTCATCTTGAAGAGATTCTTTACGTAGTTTTTCTAAATTTTTTAAACGACTAATTTCATTTTGAGCTTTTATAACTGACTGACCTTCTTGATCCGAATCAAATCTTATTTTTTCAAGTCTTCTTATTTCGCTTACAAATTTTTGTCTTTCAGATAGTTCTAATTTATATGCTTCAATTCTTTGATTTATTAACTGTACTTGTTGAAGGTTCGTTTTATACTGTTCTCCATATCCTAAAGTGGCTTGAATTTCTTTGTCAATTTTAGACCCTTTTAATTTTGATATTTGCTCATCACTTAATGCTGACAAATATCCTCCGTAACTACTTCTTAAATTATCGATTGCTATTTTTTGTTTTTGTTTATCTCCATAAATACCACTGGCTATTGTTAAATATTCCTTATAAATTTGCAATTCATTTTTAGTGTTTTCTACTCCTTTTGATTGAGCCTTTTGAAACTCATCTAAAGTTTTTGTTGCTATTTCCAGGCTAGAAGTTCCTTTTACTAATTCTTTAAAAAAGTTTCCAATTTCTTTGCCATACAAAGCTAATAATAACAATCCAACAGACATAACAGTATTAAATGATAATAATGCGCTTGAAAGCTGAGACCAAATAGACGTAACTGGTTTTCCTTGTGCTATTAATTCTTTATTTGCTGCTACTGCTTTTTTAATTTCATCAACTGCAATAGGAATGTTATTTGAAATACCCAAAGCAAATGTTTGAAATCCAAACGTTGCTGATGGTAATTCTCTAGCTATTTGAGCTACTGAATTACTTAATCCAGTATTTGCTCTTTCATATTGCCCTACGTATTCTCTTGCGTCTCCTATTGATGCTTTTCCTGCCTTAATTGCTTTATCGTATTTTTGAAACTGAATTGTAGCTTCCGCAAGTTCTTGTGATTGCTGATCAGTTAATTTTGTTCCAAGTGCAATTTGTGCGTTATAATCTGCAACAGTTCTACTCGCTCGAATTCTTTCGACTGATAATTTTTGAATGAAAGTAGTTAAACCAGTATTTAAAACTTCTTCTTCTTTAGTAAGTTTTAATAACTGGCTTTGAGCAACTGAATTATTTGTAATAGCAGTTGTATTATTTTTTTTTGCAATTGTGTAATTATCTACTTTTTTTATTAATTGATCGTAACTTTTTTGCAATTCTTTATAATCGGATTGTAACTTTAAAGTTATTGCACGGCTTTCAACTAATTTTTTATTCAAATCTCCGTTTGATGTTGATGGAGTTGCAAATTGAATTTGATTTGCTTTTGCGGTTTTTGATGTTGCAATAATTTGTTCTGATAGCATTTCCATCAAAACAATCATATCTTCAATTTGCTTATAAGCTACTTGTTCTACTACTTTATTTAAACTTGTTGCCATTATTCTGTTGGATTAGATTGTTTTTTCTTATTCAATTCTTTTACTTGTTTTTCTAAAACTGCAAATTCAAGTAATGATGTTTTTTTTGGGTTAATTTTACCAATATTTAATATTCTTTGGTAAATCAAAAGCATTTCATACAAATTAAAAGTATAATTACTGTCTTTTTCTTCTGTTTCCGCTTCATTCTCGCTTTCTGGGTATATTTCATTATGCAAACTCTCAATCGTTATTTGTAACGCTTCTATTTCGTTTTTAATCTCAATCAACGCATCAATTAAAGGTATTTCTTTGTTTAAATCAAACCCCCAACTTTCTAACTCTGAAATTAAACTATTAAATGTTTTTGGAGCAATTACATTTAATGATACTTGCGTTTGTAACATATCAATTAAAACAACTCCAAATTGGCACTTTAAAATAAGTTCTTCTTTGTATGAAATCAAATCAAATTTACTAGTCATATTTTCTTGACCTCTTAAAGTTGCAAATTCTGTATTAATTTCTTCAAACTTGTTTTCCAAAACTTCAATTTTTGGCATCGCTCCGGAACGAACTAATAAATTATAGTTTTTTGTTTCTATAATTTTGAAATATTTATCAATCATTAATTCCTCACAATTTTTATATAAAATCG